TCTATGTAATCATATTGATATTTGTTTATCAATGCTTCAAGACTATCTTTTGTTTTCGTATACTGTCTTATATTATCGCCTTCAATTTTTGTAGCTATGAATATGAATAATATAACACCTATTGCAGTAAATGTAGCAAATGCCTTCAATATCATTTGTATTTTTTTATCAGTTTCCATAATCAATCCTTTGCATATGTTGAAACCATTTTTGCTCTACCACGACCGGTAGCACCTTTTTTTCTCTTTCGTGTTACGGCACTTCTTTTTTGTTTTGATGACATTGAAGCTGCTTTGGATGCCGGAACACATTTGGGATATGCTCTCTTACCACCTTTTCTGGCTTTACTACCAGCAGAAGCGCCACATGGAGGATGGCCACCACTTTTTTTCTTACGAGAAATATCAACCCATTTTTCTCTAAACCAACCTGTTAATCCACCACTGGGTTTCTTCCCTTCTATCAATACTGATACAAAGTATTCTCTGATTATTTCTCTAACTATATTTTCTGTGCATTTATTCATACACATAAATATGATTGTAATTCAAATTATACCAACCCAAGGCAATACTATTGCTGCACCATTTGATGAGTTTCCACTTATTGTTCCAGTTATTGTTTTATGGAAAACTAAAAGTGATGTACAAATTGCATTCAGATGTGCTTCGGCTTCACCCAAAACAAAAGAGTAAAATATATTGCCTCCAAGTGGACTCGGTGATCCGGGAACAGTAACCACTGGTCCCTTTACAGTAACAGTCATAGCCGGTTTATATGGCATTGGTGTAAATTTTGCAGATGCCCAATATCCCATAAAACCAATAGCCATTAAATTGTATGCAGATTGATTTACACCACGAGTAGTATCAGCAAAATTAGCATCTAACGCATTGTTTATAGAACTAGTTAAAAATGCAGTGTCTCCACTTATCAATTTTGCACCAAATATAGTTCCAGAAAAACCAACAGTAGACATTTGATATGCCTTTGCCATTATTTCAGCAAAAACTTTTCTGTCTGCAACAGCATTAGACTGAAGCAAACCTCTCATAACCGTTTTGTATATTCCAGTATTCATGTATTATGTTCTATCTATTGCACCTTTACCGGAACTTGGCCATCCAAAACGGCATGACCAATATCTGGCCTTGTGTCTTGGTCCAGGTGATTGACAATTATGACGAGCACGGAATGATTTTCTACGAGCAGCATTACTCTTTTTAATACGCATAGTTTTCTTTCCACCTTCGCCCTTGTGACCAAAATTAACTTTAACAACATTTCCATTTGATTTCTTAACATAAACAGAAAACTTCTTAGGTCCACCTGGTGTTCGGAAAGGTTTACCGAGAGAAACTTTTCTACCACGATATTCTGCCTCATTTACAGAAGCCAATCCACTTTCTTGTAAACCAAAATGTAGTTCTGTTATTTTACCACATTCATTTGTTCGATAACCTTCTAATTGATATGTTGGGTTTGTGATAACTTCCTTTACATTACGATACCCACCACCGGCTGCTTTATATGCCTTTACAAGGGCACCAGATGCATAAGCACTTGGCCATACTTTATATTTTCTTTTAATTCTAGACTTAATACTATTGTAAAGTTTTTTATTTGTTGGAACTGCTCGTTCAACAATTATTTGTTTCATACATTTCTCCTTTTTCTTTTTGGTGGTTCATCTATAATATCGTTATCATTTATTTCTTCGTAATAATCGATATGTTCCATTTTTCTAAATTTACTAGCAAATTGTTCTGATGCTACTGAAAATAATCCACCAACAACAATATAAAGGAATCCATCGAATATAAACTGTTCCACTTTTTTTTCATAAAAGGTAGAAAGTATTGCCATAAATATCATAACAAGAAAAGAAAAGAACATCATCACTCTTTTTGACGATATACTACCACCAATACCTCTGAAAGTGTCTGATATTGGATTAACTTTCCTCAACCCTTTCTCCCAAATCCCTTTCTAGTTGTTCTATGAAATTTTTTCTAAAATCGGCAAATTCTTTTTCTATTTTTTCCAAAAGTTCTTCTTTATTCAATGGCGTTTTCCACTTTTCATTATCACCGAAATCATTTGTAAATTCTAACCTTGATAATTCACTTGCAATTAGATCTTTATCTTTTTCTGCTTCTTTCAACCAAGCCAATGCATTTTGTTTTACTTTTGTTTTTTCATATTCATCCCATTTACCTTCGAGGCGGATTTTATGTTCCATATCAATAACACAATCAAAACACATCCCATGAATACGTTTCATTTTTTGATCCATTTTTTTTGGCATACCACAAGTGCAATCTTCTTTTGGACAATTTGGAAATGAATTTAGATACTCATGTAATTCTTGTTGCCATTCTTTTCCAAGTTTTATTTTATATCCATTTCTTTGTTCCCATTCATTCCCATCTTCATCAAACCACTTATCGCCAATTTTCCTCGAAAAATTTTTTTCTTTATCTTCTTCGGTATAACCAACTTGAACTCTCTCCTGAATTTCATGTTTTCCAGAAAGAAGTTTTTTAACATCATTAAGATTTTCAATTTTTAATTCCATAACATAACCTTTTATTTTATTATTTCGTTGTAAACTTTATTCCAAAATTTTCTTGTTATCATGTGTAATGGTCTTAAACCATTTTTATCCTTTTTACTCTCTTTCATTTTACCACGTTTGGTATTGAATTTGGAAACAACCATATTGAATATCTCCACATCAAACCAACCAAATATGGAAATGAAACGAGATTTTAATTCGGATAATTTAGCAGAACGGTCTGCCAAAGCAGCAAAAATACTTTTTGAACCCATTTCGCCAAACGATGGAATGTCATATCGAACATGATTTACTATCATGTAATAAACATAGGGATTCTGAATGTCTTTGTATGGTAAGTGACTACTTCCATTCCATTTCATCAATCGTTTGTAATCTTTTAATTTTGATACATCACCCTTGTCCACCGCATAAATTACAACGGTAGCATCTCCATCAAATTGTTCTATAACATTGGTTGCATGAAATGGTGTATTTGATTTTTGAATATGTTTGACATTATGACGACGCATTATTGCAAACTTTTCGTCATATGTTAATGGCTTTTCTATTGGATCCGTAATATCATTTGTAACAATAATAACATTATCTTTATCAAACTTACGGCAAATTCTTTCATATTCTTCACGATGATAAATTGCCATCGGTTGAAATTTACCAGGATAAAGAACAACAATATCCTTGTCCACTAATTCATTTTCATTGAATATGGCAAGATTCATTTCTTTTATCAATTTAAGAATCTTATTGTTCATTTTATATTTCCGGTTCGTCTGGCCAAACTATATTGTAAGGATCAGATTGTAATGTTATATCTCGAAGTGATTGACGATATATTTGCCATTGTTCTTTTTTTTCAGAATTTAATGGACTGTCTGGTAATTGAGTCCAATCACATTCTTTTAGTTTTATGGTTCTTATTTCTCGAATATGATACCACTTATTATTTGATTCTATTTCAATTTCTAAATCCGTTTTTATTCTATATGTTTGTATTTCAACAACTTCTTCTTCTGTTATTTCATAATAAGTACCATCAGAAATGGCATTTTCTGGAATAGATGCGGGTTCAAATCTATATGGAAACCAACCATATGATTTTAATGTTTCTTGATCCAATAAATAAAAATTTGAAATGTTTTTCCAATTTATTGGCAACACTCTATTACTTTCTTTTACTACACCGTCTTCTACTAATGCATATTTCATCAAACATTCCTAAATTCATTTACATACAAATAAATATGATTACACAATCGAATCCCATAGTTTTTTCCAATCAATATATGGATCAAGTTGTCTCTCATATCCCATATGTAATGCTAGCGATGGTATTGGGGTAAACAGAGTTACTTCCCAACGCCAAATATGATTGATAGTAGTTCCTTCTTGAATTTCATTGGCCTCACCCCACTCGGTCATATATTCTGTTGCACACGTGTAAAATCTACTCCAAAATTTACGGACAATTTCTGGATTACACATAAAAGTGAAAGTTGCATATTTGTTTGTTCTCCAATGTCTATTTTTTCCAAGAACGATTCGTGATTCATCTATAAACTTTGCCATGTAATTATCTGGATCATCGTATGGATGAATTGCAACTTCTGATCCTAAATTTTTCTTAAATGTTGAATATGAATCAACCATTTCAACTATTGCCGTTGGATAATGTAAGTAATCATCTTCAACAAAATAAACTAAATCTGCAGTAGATGAACGACCTCTATCAAATTGAGCATGACCAGAAGCGTTCCACCCACGCAATTCTAATGGATTAAATTCATAACTATGCCTTGATGTTTTGAAAATTTCATGCAATGAATCTATTAGTTTTTGTGATGAATGGTCATCAAACCAAACAAAATGTATTTTTCCGTCATATTGGTTGGCAGACTGAACCAATGACTTTACACATTTGATAACCAATGTTGTTTTATCAACTCCACAATATCTTGGGGTTGGGTTTGCATGAATATCTATAAAACTATGTGTTCTCAACACAATATCTATGCTTAATGTATTCGTATTCATTATTTACCATATCCTTCTGCCAGTTTAGCAAGTTCTTCACGAATTTTTATGAATGGAACATCCCATTCACCGTATTTTTCCTGTCTAAATAATTTAACAGAATCATACCAATTAGATGTATCACCCGGAACAACCCATGTATAGTATGGCATGATAGGTGTAACCACCCATGTTGGTTTTCCAATAGCCCCGGATAGATGAGCAACTGATGTACATGATGTTATTATCAAATCACAACCAGCAATTATGTTTGCAGTTTCATCCCAAGATTTCATTTGTTCACGCATATCACCAAAAGGCAATCCATCTACAAGATTTTCGTCTCTTTGCAATGAATAAAATGTTGTATTTGGAATATCGTGAAGATTTATCATCAATTCTGGTGGAAATCTTCGATGTTGTTCATCTTCAAATTCTGGAGAACCACTCCAACGAATACCAACTTTAAGATGTCCAGATTTTGAAAATAAATTTCTTGGTTCTGATGGAACGATAAATGGGGAACCATCCAAATCATCATATTCCATTCCGAGAACATAAGGGGCAGACATTGCAGGAACCCAATAATCATAGTGTGCACACATGATAACTTCATTATCAACACAAATAAATCCGTGTCTTGAAAATAAAGGTTTTAATTCAGATGCACATGATACCAAAACTCTTGCACCCATTTCTTGAAATCGTTTAGCAAAACGAAAATTCATTATTTGATCACCAAATCCACCTTCACACCTAAAAAGAAGTGTTTTATTTTCAAGTGGTTCATCTTTCCATATCCTTCCTGAAAGTGCTGGTAGTCCAAATGTATTGATAAATCTACCATAATTTAGATGTTCAAACGCTTTCATCATATTACCATGACGCATTTCATGCCATCCCAAATTAAAAAGAACCCTCAAATCATCTTGGGACTGTTCGCGTAGAATTTTTTCACTTATATCTGGTTGTCCATTTATTGCATGACTTAATGCAACA